GAAGGTGACGGTCCCAAGGCGTGTCGGCGAGGCCCACACGAGGTATTCGCTGGCGCCGGCTGTAACGGAGAAAGTCTTGGCTTTTGAATTGGAAAGCTCGCTGCTCGGAAAAGATTCGACGTCGGCTTCCGTAAAACCGCTTGTTACCGTGCTGACGCCCCAGAACCGTCGGTTGAGGAAGCTCACGGTTTCCGTATCGGTGTCCGTTTCGGAATTCTTTCTTGCGCTCAACGTAAAAACGACGGAATTTCCGACGGAAGGGTAATTGACCGCTTCTCCGCTGGAAGTCGGCCCAAGGAAGGAGCCGGTCATAGGCAAGGCGCTGGCCCATCCGGAGAAGGTGACGGTGCTTCCCGTCGGTGGACCGTTGGTATAGGTAGCGGTAAAGGACAGTGCGCCGGCGGCCCGCCAGACGCCCGTTCCAATGAGGACCGTTGCCGATTCGCCGTCCGAGAAAGAAGCGATCGAGAACGAAAAGGTCGCGTCGTACGCCGCCCAAACAATCTCGGTCCCGTTGAATTTGGGAACCAGATTGATGGCGCGGCCCGAATCGTCAACATCCGTCAGATCGGAAAACGCTACGGAACCGCCGCCAATGGTGAACGACGATTGAGAAATCCCGCCGAAGATTCCGTTGTCGTTGAACTGAATATCCCCATTGTTTCCGCCGGGGTTGGTGTAAAGACCCGTTATCTCAGCCCCTGAGAGGGAAGGGGCCAAGAGAACGGAAAGCGCGATGAGAAGGCGTCGGTTAATTTCGCACCTTTCCGAAAAGTCGGATGGTGAGTGCGACGGCGCCCGTCGTGGGTGCGATGAAGTTGGCGCGGATGTACTTGTAAGCGTAATCGGCGAAATCCCACACCGACGTTCCGCCGGCATTTATCTGAACGAGCGTCACGCTGGAAACGCTTAAGTCCGCCCAATTCGTGCCGTCGTTGGAGGCTTGCCATTTGAAAGACGAGGTTCCGACCGCAAACGCCAGGGGCCGAAAGATCACGTCGCCACTGGCCGCAGACGCCGTAAGGTCGATCGCGGTTCCCAAGAGAGCGTTCGCCGCGCTGGACGCCAACTTGAAACGGTTCGCGTCAATCTTGATCGCGTAGTAGGTCGTGCCTTTGGTTAAGCCGGTCGGCGCCGTCACCGTCGCTTCGTTCGGGAAAAGAAGGGCCAACCCGGTTGCGAACCCGTGACTGGTTTCCGTCACCGTGTCGTTCGTTATGGACACGTCCGATGCCGCGCCGCCCGTAAAGTTCGTCGCTGAGATCCCTGCCGAGGCGGGGACCGAGACGTAATAAGGATTGATACCGCTCACGGTCGCGCTGGCATAAAGAAGGCCGCCCGTCGCCTGGGGGCGAGTGGCGATCACGATTTCCAAAAGCGTCGCGTTCGCGTTGATCGCGGTTTCTAGGTTCTCAGCGGTTTGTCCGTTGGACGTCTCCGCGTTGAAGTGCGTTCCTTCAGTGAGCGTCGTTCCGTTGATGTTGATATAGCCCGCCGCTTGACCACCGGAAAACGTGCTGCCGCCCAACGAAAGCGCCGCAGGCGTGGACGAAGTAATCGTCCAGGCGTTGGCGAACGTCCCATTCTGAAAGGCCGTCACCGTGACGACGTTGCTGGAAACGCTGCCGATGTATTCCGAATGAGCGTCAATAGCGTCTTTCAAGCTCGCCATCGTCATGGTCGACGTTTGCAGGCGATTCCAATCGACGCCTTCGACGTAGCGTCTTCCTTGGATCGTGATAACAGCGCCACCGATGGCCGCCGCGGTGTTCGTGTTGTTGGTGAGCGTGATCGTCATCGTCGAAGGCCGACCGTCCAGAAGGTTAAAGTCGGTGACGGTGATAAGCGCCGCTGATTTCGATCCATTGGCCGCCGTGACGCTGGCAATCGTCGCGCTGGAATACACGGCTTGAAATGACAGACGGTCCAACTGACTGACGTCGATCGCGGTCGCCGTGCTGAACGCCTGGGCGGTCCACACAATGGCGTCGCCTTCGGCGATGCTGCTGATCGCTGGCGCTTTGCTCGGAAGGAGCAGAAACAGGGCTGCGACGGCTCCCTTTAAGATGTGATTCGGTGATTTCATTTTCTGATCCCTCCATTTGGAATCGAGTAAAAGTGGTGCAGGCCTTCCACCCGCACGCTCCGGATAATCGCGCCGGAGTACGGTAATCGGCTTAAGCCGTGGTTTTAATTAGGAGCGTAATGGTGACGAGGTGGCCGGTGAAATCTTCGGCCGCCGTTCCATCGCCTTCGGTCGAAACAACGGTAAGAACAAGACCCGAGAACGACACTTGAACGGCTTGGAAATCATCGTCCATCCCGCCGGTAATGACGGCGCCGACGACGTCGACGATTTCCGTCACGCCACCGTGAGCCGCCGGAGTCAGCGTAATCGTGTCCGATGCGGATTGAAGGGTCGCGCGAACGGTCAGCAGGCGAACTTCGCCCGCAAACTCCCCCGCGTAGTTTTTCGTGCCAGTGATTGCAGACATGTCATTCCTCCTTAGACCGCAGCGGCGGCGTCAGCCAAGATCACGCCGAACTCTTTCGAGTTGAACATGCTCTTCTGAAGTCCACCGATGAACGAGCAAGCGACGCCGTCCTTGTTTTTGTAGTCGAACTGTTCCACGACGAGCGCTTCGGGGTTCGAGGCTTCCGCCATGAGAACCGCCTGACGGCCGCAGAAAAGATTTCCCGCGGTATCAACGGCGTAGTCGGTCCCGGTCGCCGCTCCGCGCCAGCTATGGCCAGCAACGGACACGTCCAACCACGGCACAAACTCGTTTTCCAGAAGAAGCACGTTCGACCAATAGCCGAGCGCGCCACGGAAAACAGGGTTCTTGTCGGAGCGGACCTTCGCGTTCTCTTGCGCCGTTTTCCAATCGGAGGATTTCCGAATGTCACGCGCGCAGAGCGGATGGAGGAACAGCACGTAGATGCTGTCGCCGTCAACGTCGAGCGGTTGGATTTGCGGATTGGTGAGCTTCGCCATCGTCGCCAGTTCGGTGACGAAGTCGAGCGTCATCGTGTCGCTGGTCGACATGGACGCAGCCGATTCGCGGCCCGGATTCCGGTAGCGAAGGCCGATTCCTGCCGCCGTGTCAGCGTCAGCAATGAAGTCCGGCGTGTTGGACCAAGTGGCCCGAGCGCTAACCGGGACGCCGTTGGTATCAACGAGTGTCGTGTTGGTGACGCCGGCGAGCTTCAAGAAAATCTGGCGGATGATGAACTCTTTCATCCAGATTTTCAGGTTGTTGCGAGCGGCTTTGATCTGGTCGTAAACGACTTTCTGGGCGTCCAGCTTGCCTTTGAGTCGCACACCGTGCCGGATCTGGTCGATCGAGACCTGTTCCGAATAGGAGGCTTGCGCTTCTTCGTTGCCTTCCAGTTCGTCGTCTCCGGTCACGCCATCACCGGTCAAGCGGGTCACGAGACCGAACGTCTCGGTATCGCCGCTTTCCTTTCCTAATTCACGCGAGACTTGGACGATGTTGTTCTCGTCCTCGCCCACGAACGGCATTACGTTCTTTACGTCGCGCATTACATCGTCGAGAAGCTCCTTGGACCAGAGTTCTTGACGAAGCGCGTCAATCGTTATTGTGTTGGCCACTTACGGCCTCCTGTGGTTTAACCCCGCAGGAGCTTTGCGTACTGGTCCGGGTGCTTATCCTTGAAGCGTTGCCGCTCTTGGAAATTCATTCGATTAAGATCGGCGAGGCTGACTTCCTCTGGTGTAACGGAACGTCGACCACCACCGCCCGGAATAGATGCGCTCGAAGCTCTGCGTTGGGTGTTGTCTTCAATGCGCTTCATCTTCTGCTCGGGCGTGAGGCCCCCGTTTGCCTTTGGTTCGGGTCGTTCAGGTTTCCCGTCGTTGTGAGGCTCGGCGCTTTGGCCGTGGTTGGTGCCGTAGGGCTTGAGCAAAACGCCAAGCTCGTAGGCGATATCGGCTGCGGTGTAATCGTCGGGGCCAAGCCTGTCAGCGTTGGCTCCGGCGACTTCCATCTCGTGAAATAGTCGGGCGGCTCGTTTCTGAATCTTCGGGTCGTCAACCAGTTCGTCCAGTTTGGGAAGGACAACGGTCGCGGCCTTTACCACCTCGTCAAAATCCGGATAAAGAGAACGGACGTATTCCTCCTGACTCTTCTGCGCGTCCTTAACGACACGGGCGCGGTTGCGAAGCTCGTTCTCCTGCTGCTCTCGCTCCTCCGCTTCTTTCTTCTGCATTTCGCGGAGCTGTTTCATCGTCAAAGGCTTATCTTCCGGGTCGATCTCGTTTCCGTTTTCGTCGATCTCGACTTTCTTCTCGGGCTTTGGAGCCGAGACAGCGGACATCTGCGCTTCAAGCTCGCGAATACGGGCCTGGGCCGCTTGACGCTGCAAACGTTCGTTCTTCAATCGGTGAATCAGGCCGCGGGGCGGCGTTCCCGGCGGAAACGTTTGGTCCCATACTTTCTGCTGCTCCGGGGTTAGCTCAAACTCGGGCCAAGACGACCGCGGCTTTTCCGCGGGCTTTTTCTCTTCCGCTTTGGGCTCCTCCGCGGGCTCGGACTGTTTCTCCTCGGCCTTCACGGGCTCCGCCGGCTTCTTCTCTTCCTTCTTCGGGATCATTCCCCGTTTCTCGGCGGCCTCAAGCTCCTTGGACGACCAACCTTTCTGCTTCAATTCATCGTGACTCGGGGCGGCGGGCGCGTCCGGCTTTACCTCGGCTTCGGGGACATCAACCGTTTGAATGATTGTTTCTTCGCTCATGGCGTTTTTGTTTCTCCTGTCGAGCTGGGCTCGTTGTCTTCGTAAGTCGCTCGGCATTGCTCGTGCGGGAGGTAACAGACCGCGCAAAGGCCCTTTCGATACCGGCCTCTCGGCGGCGAGGTGGTAATCCTCCGCTTCACTGGTGTTGCCGTCTTTGTTTCATCGTTTCCGTTTTCTTCCATGGTGTCCGCGCAACAAAAAAGGGGCTGCATCTCGACGATTCCAATCGTCAAAATGCAACCCCTAAAAGTTGCGGATTCGGTGTGGTTTTAGGCCACTAAGCGGTAATGAGCCGCGCCCGGAATATGGTTGTTAGTTCAGGCTAAACATCTCCTGTCTATAAAAATGCTTTCCAGAAAAATCGGCACGGAGTACGTTGGACCGCCGACGTCAAAATAAGGAACGCCGGCTTGAGTGAAAGCCAATGTCGGACGGAAGGTCATCGCTTTTTGTTTATCCAAGACCCTTTCCCATCGTTCCCCGCTCGGAACCACGCTTCGTTCCTCGAGGCGTCCGCGATAATGTGCGTATCGGTCGGCCCGTCCACGAAGTACGCTTGCCCCGCGCTTAGTTTGTCCTGGCATTGGCAAACGGACAAGTGCGGCGGTCGGCATTTGGAAATCGATGTTTTCGGTTCATCTACCGTCGTCGCTTCGGCGACATATGATTTCGGCTCCGCTTTCACCACAACTGTTTCCCGTGGAACGTTTTCGCTTTCTGAAACTTTGGTCTTACTCTTCGTACCTTTCGAACGTGCCATAACTCTCCTATGCCGCAACGGGCGGTTGATTAGCGGCCGCCGCTTGCGCTTGTTTGATTCTTCCCAAAATCGATTTCTTGGTTGATTGCTGCATCTGACTCTCTTCGATCAGCAAGTCCGGCGGAATGAGGCCCGGATAAAGCTGCGCGAATTCTTTGACCTCTTCGGAGTTCGCCATTCGCATGGTGTCTGAGGCGACGGATTCACCGACCGCCATGTCGTACTGGCCCAGGTCGCCACTCAAGACTTCCGCAATCGCAAGCTCCGCCATTTCCTCGTCGTAGGTCATTGGTTGGCCGGTTTTTGGGCTCGGCATGGGAACCTGAGCCGGGAGGCCCGTATTCGGGTCAAGTTGTCCGCTTTCGTCCATCATCAAGGGTGGCGGAAAATTCTTCGTTAGGAACGCTTCGCCCAAGACCTTTTTCGCGGTCTCGGTGTCGTAGATCTCGCCCAACTGAGACAAGAGGAACTTACCGGCGATCTTGGTCGTGCGGGATTTGTTGTCGAACGGTTCTTGAACCATGACAACGCCTTGTTTCTGGCGAAGGGCGATAGCGCGACCGGAGGCCTGGCCCCCTTCTTGAACCGATAACAGGTCCGCGTTGATTCCCGATTGAGCCTTGATCGCCTCGGCGGTTTCTTGGGAAAGGATCTGATGCCCCTGCGACAGGGCCATCGGGAAGATGCGCTTCGGTTCCGGCTTCCCGACCTTGTATTCCAGATTCACCGATGGCGTCGCGCCGTAATGCTCCACTTTTTTCGGATCAACCCACGAATCCTCTTCGGATATCCACCCGGAATTCGCCGATCCGTTCAGGTGCATAAGCATCAGGGTTTCCGCGCTGTTGTGCTTCTTCTGCGAACCCTTCAAGCCGTGGACGATTCCCTGAACGAGCAAATGCTTATCATCGCCCGTGATGGGTGCGGTTGAGAACCGAGCGAAGTACGGAACGATCGGGTAACTTTTCCATTTGGGATAGAACCAGGCTTGCTCATCGGCCAACGGTTTTTTGACGCCGGGAGTGTGGGCGAAGTACCAAATCTCAGGGACGTTCCGATTGAATACGAAGAACCGCTTAGGGTCGCGGGGCGCCGGAGACGGCGGTACCATGCCGCCCGTCTCCCCGAGAATGGCCGCTTGCTGTTGCGCCAGAGCAAACGCTTCTTGCTCCATGGCGATTTCGTTCTGATAGTTGGCTACGAACTCCGTCGCCTTGTCTTTGTCCTCGGCTTCTTGGATCTGGCCCGTTTGACGATCGCCCACGTAGTACCTGGTCGACCATTTCTTGTAGTAGCGTTCAATCAGGTCGAAGCACTCTTCCTCTTCTTCCTCTGAGGACTCGCCGCCTTCTTTGGGGTAATCCTTTTTCTGAAGATGGGTTCCGTCCGCCGTGAACGCATTGAAATCGATCTTGCCACCGGACGCCTTCTCGATCTCTTTGTCCATTTCTGGAAATAACCCGATCAGGTCGTCTTTGGACAAATCGAGCGTCAGCTTGTAAAGATGGGGCGCGTCCGAGAAGTCGTACTTCTTGTGCGGGCCGGGAAACACCTGGTCGCAATCGAGTTTCCGCCAGCAGGGTTTCCCGTTCAGAATGTTGTAGGTGTAATCCAGGTAAAGTTCTAGGTGCGATTCCCCGCAGGTCACGCCGTCTTTGAATTGGTCGGAGGATTCGTAGCCGTACTCAGAAATCTTGATCGCGTGCTTGAACAGGTGCGAGGCCACCTCGGCTTTGATCGAATCCTCTTCCCCCTCCGGGAACGCCTTGAACTCGGATCTATTCTGCCGCTCCAATCCGGTCAAAAGGAAAATATTGGGTGCAATGCGGTTGTCCGTAACGGGCTCAATTCCTTTCTCGCGGAGCTTCTGCGCCTTCTCCGCGTCCCATTGGTTGCCCAATGCGAAACGAAAATCTTCCTTCTGGCGCTCAATCAGCTTCCGCTTGTTGCGGTAGGCTTTCTTGAAGTCGGCCAGGGATCGTTCGATGGTTAAGTCCTTATCGGGCATTTAGGCTCATCTCCAACGTTTCCAGGCGTTCAATCATTGCGTTCAAGAACACGTAAAGAAAATCTTCGTGGCCGCAGATAGCGCATGTCGCGTAACCGAACGCTTGACCTGGCCTGAGTCGAAACCTTGCCTGCTTGCAATCATCGGCCATCGCCGTCCGTCTCTTCGCTCTCCATCTTCGTTCCAATGATGAAAGCGCAAACCAGGACCCCCGCGCCAAAACCGATCGCAAGGCCCAACTGCAAACCGCTTAAGAGGTTTCCGTCGATGGTCATGGAAGGGAATACTCCACCGGCTTTATGGGATAGACGGGGAAGCTACAGCCCGTGCAGGAAAATGCGGCATCTGCCCAGCTTTCAATGACTCGCCCGCTCATATCGACCATCGATCCGAACATGAACATATGCGAGTGGAGTTCATGATTGCACTTGGAAATCTTCCCTTTGCAGTAGCACCGTTTGATCTTTTTCACTTTTGCCACGATTCCTTCCCCGTCGATTTCGGTTCTTCCTTCTGCTCGTAGGCTTTAAGCGCGCGCAAGATCCCCGCCTCGTCCACTTGGTTAAAACTTTCTAGGCGCTTGGTCTTGTCCGACAACTCGCGCTTGAGCAAATCGTTTTCTATCCGCTTCTCGATAAACGCCGCGTGACACTCCGCTGAAAGCGCCTTAATGGAGGCGTCGTGGAACTTCCTCGACACACAACCGGAGAAGAGGAACGCCACAGTAACGGCGATGAGCTTTTTGAAACCGTTCGACGGAACGATCAACGAGGGCTTGGCCTTCTCTTCTTTGAGACGTTCGGCGCTCTCCCTCACTTCCGCGTCGTGCTTCTGCAAAAGCGCCATTTGCAGAAAGTCCACGCGGGACCACAACCATTGCGGCGAGAACACGGCTTTGAAGCAGTTCCAGGGATTGGTTAGAACCAACTCAAGCGCCTCAAGCCGCGTCCGCACAAACTGAAGCTGCCGGTAGAGTGCGATAACTCGTTTCTTTTCGTCGTCTCTCATTTGGAAGATTCGGTCTTCTCTCACTGATGCTCCCCTAGGTATTCAATTCCGTTGTCGATGCTTTCCAGTCGCTGCAAAATCGCTTTCAACAAATCGATGATCGTTCGGGATTCGGCGGGGGTCATATCACCACCGGCGCGTAAGACCGCTGTTGCCCGCGAATGTATTTGTCCGCCGGCTTGGACGGTAGCCCGCGGTGCCGGTAATCCAAACCCGTCGCCAAGGTTCGGAAGGCGTCCGCCGCGTTGGACGACCAATCGTGATAGGGCTGATTCAGGTACGTTTTCCTTTTCTCGTCGTATTGCTTCCGGTAGTTCTTGAGCGCGTTGAGGCCGTCTTTGCATTTTTCTTTGTCGAACCAACAAGAGGAAAAAAGGCCCCGAACGGCGTCGATACCCTCGTGGATTGGTAGCTTTGGAGCAACTCCAAAAGAGATTCCAAGAGCTTGGGCTGTGTCTCGACGAGATTTTCCACTTGTGAGTTCACGTACCTCGATATCGTGAGGCGCAGTATGCTTGCCATACACGTATCCCTTCTCTTGGAGCTTCTGAATATAGTGCGTGAACCCTTGCCCTGAGTTTTCATAGAAGTCGATCACCCTCGTTTCTTGTCCGATGGATTGCGTAAACCAAACCGCCATGCGGTCGTTGATTCCCAAATCCCACCAGGTGTCCACCGTGATTCTCGGTTCGTGCGGAACGTGCCCCGCCCGACCATCCGCGTAAGCTCGCATGAGGAGTTCCGCGTAGTACGCGCCGGCGATCGGAACCGTAAAGTTGCACTCGTACTCCTGCTGAAACAGGGCGTCGTTTCCGTAAAGGCGGATGATCTCGGCGCGCTCTTGGTCCAGCACCGCCTGAGGGATCACTTTCGTTTCTGAGGCGCGGTCCATTTGTGCGAACCAATCGGGGCTGTTTTTGGCCAACTCGTAGATCTCGTAGCCGTGGTTTTCACCTCGGGGCGTAAACACGAAAATAGCCCAGCCGCCGTTTTCCGCCAGGATCGGGCGAACAAACCCCCAGGCCGTTGGATCTTGAAGCGAGTATTCCGAGAACACCACGCCGACGGGGTTGGTGCCCACGATGGAATCGATGTTGTCGGAACCAACGACTTGGAACAGTGAGCCGTTCTTAAAGCGCAGCTTCATTTCTGTGTCGTTCGGCTTCCCGTCCAGAATCTCTTTGGGGAAATGGTCGATGAAGCGTTTTCCCTCTTTGTCGATCCCGTCCCAAAGGATTTTCCGGCCCTGGTTGTAGGTCGGGAACACGTAGTAGTAGGCGCCGACGCGCTCCATCATTTTCTTCGCAACGATGTTGACGCAGGTTTTGTCTTTACCGGAACGTCGGTGAGCAACCCAGGCGATGCGCTTAACGCCACGGTCCAGGGCTCGGAGGATTGGCAGTTGATAGGGGCGGGGCTCGTAGTTGTGGGGGATCGTGATCTCACTCATAACGAACGAGCCTCACCGTCAGGGCTTCGCCGTCTTTCCCCGTGTGTTCCAAAGGTTGAGCCGCTTTCCCGTGGGCGCGTTCCGCTAACCACTTCACGGCTTCGAAACGGGTCTCGGGTCGCGCGGCGCTTAAACCCCATGGGCCTTCGAACTTTACGCCGGCGATGATGGCCTTAACGAGGTCGATTCCCTTAACGTCGTTGAGGGCCTGAGCGCAGATCGAACGAAACTCGTCCGTGGGTCGGCCCGCGCCTTCTCTTGCTCCGCCCGAGGCGAGCCTGTTCCCTTTCTTAAACGCCATGTTGAATTCCGTGTTGAATTAAGGCGCCTGTAAAAAAGAAAACCCCATCCGCCTCTTTCGAGACAGACGGGGCTTGATGCAAGTCGGGCCGTGGGGACGACCGAAAAAGCGGGCCAAAGACCATAAATTGGCCGGTTGCGTCCCCACGCTATAGGGTGAGTGTACTACGGGCGGGCTGTTTGGTTCTCCAAAATCTTTTGCTTAATTTTGCTTTTCCAGTAAGGGTTCCTTCGTATCGCGTTGTAGACGACGGAGATCGACGAGAGCCCGCAACGCATAACGATTGCCTTGGGAGAATGGCCCTTAAGAAGGAGTTTGATTACGGCCCGGTCTTGGACGAGGGTTGATAGGCGGATCAAGGAAATTCCTCCGGATCGTTAATTGGACTGAATTTGATCGAGTCATCCAGCGCCTCGGTAACAGGGAATGTCTCGCCACAAATGGGACATGTAACCGTTGTCCGAAGATCCTCAGTCGAGAGACTGGCGGTAAAGATATGCGTGTGGGTCTTGCCTTGGCACAAATGACGATAGACGAATCTCATTTCTCCAAAAGCTCCGGGTTCTCGTAGACGTTGCCGATTTTTTCGTATTCAAAATTGTCGAAATACTCTTGGCACTCCAAAGAACCATCAGGCTTCCGCCGTTCAACTAAAAAAGCAACTGACTCATTACAAAAAACTACTGCGTGGGGCTTGTGCCTCAGAACGATATCGCCTTCCCAAATCTCCTCCCCATTCTCGTCCCTCGCCCCCGTAAACTCCCGCAACTTAAACCTCGGCTCGATATTCCACTCTTTCCCTTCCACCTTGATTGTGTGAGGCGTTCCTTCTAGGTGGTGGAACGTGATGGCTTGGACCGTCACCATTCGTTTGTCGATTGTGTCCCAGGCTTGGAATTTTATCGGTCGCATGGTTCCTCCGCTTAAAGTGGGGATGGGGCCGGAATTGAACCGGCTTCAGGCTTAAACAACCTGCGTCACCCTGAAGGCCCCACGTGACAGGCCAGCAGGAATATTCCGAGCGTCACCTGAGCTATCGGACTTGTGCGTGTCACGTCCACGCCGCCCATCCCGCAAATTAATTGCCGTGTCCAGGTCGCTCTATCCGGCAGGAACGCACCAGCAGCGTCTCTATTGATAGCCCTCGATGCACGGCAAATCGTTGCGGGTATGGGAATTGAACCCATTTCGTCGTGGTTATGAGCCACGTGCGATGCCTCACCGCCCACCCGCTTGAAACACCCAGCGCTCGGTTGTACACCGATCCGCTAGCACACGCCGGGGTAAAGAGAGCCCCTAGGGGTTGATCAGTCCGATAGGGGGCAAATCTGCAAGCGAGGCCGTAAACAGCCGTGGGCCTGGCACACTCTATTCTCAGACCGACTCGCCAGGTCGGTACGGTTTCTCTGGCTTAGAGCCCCATGGTATCAATGGCACCTTGAATAGAGGGGTTACGGCGTTACCCTATCTCCGCTATGAAAGCCGCTCGCTTGCCGTCCATTTCTGGACGAAAATCGCTTCTCTTGTATGCTGAACATTTCACACCCCCGTCCTAATCCACCGAAACAAGCTCACGAACCAAAGAACATTGTTTAAGAATAGAGCGACTCCAAGCCATAGCAGGTACGCTCCTTCGCTCATTGGCTTCACACCCCCTGCCTGTTTCCAGGCGAAAACTATTCCCCGGCGTTTATCAAACCCTGTATTAAGAACGCCTCAATCTTGCTGGGGTACAATTTGTTGGTTATTAACTCGCCCCTCGTTATAGAACGAACCCCTTGCGGGATGTTAACCGTGGCAACCTTGCGAAGATCGCCCTCGCCACAGGGCCAGAGTTTTCTCTTTTGATCGATTCGAAAGGACCAGCGCCTACCAATCGACGCCTCGTAGGTGTCTATCCGTTGCTCCACCTTCTCCATATATCCGGTAAACAACAACCCAAGACCAATCAGAACAGACGGAAAGACGACTCTGATTTTCATCACACCCCCGCCCCCGCCTGTTTCCAGGCGAAAACTATTTCTCGTCCAGATTCATTGATTTGAAAAGCCCTGCTGGTGCAATAACGCCAATCGTCCAAAGGTGCATTTGGTCAGGCCGAGCCAGCACCTCCGGAACTTCGTCTTTGCACCGATTGAATTTGCTTTCGCCGAGAAGCGTTCCGCACGAAACACAATGGATAACTTCTTCCATTACACCCCCGCCTTCTTCTTCGCCTCTTCCCATTCTTCTATCGATTTTCTGATAACTCCCGAACGGTCGTACGTTTGCATCGCGTACGATTCAGCGACACCTTTCAAGCCTTCTCCCGCCTCGATAAGCTTCTCAATCACGTCCTTGAGCTGGGCGTCGCGTTGTAAAATCCCTTTTGACCAGCCGTAGGTGTAGTGGTCGGCCCCGAGCATCGTTTCCTTTGGAAACTCCTCAAGGTTTTTGGCCGCTCTCTCTATAGACGTCATCCTCTCCGCGTCGGTCATTGTTTTTTGATCCTCCCAAGAAGTGCCTCCACCGCATAAGCGATTCTGCGCTCGGGGGAATCATCTCTAAAACTTTCAACCGATGAAAGACGGTCGGGATCGTCGATCCACCGCACAACCCTGCTTGCGTCAGCGAAATACTCACCTCTAAAGAATTGCTCTCGCTCAAGGAGTTCTTGCAGTCGCACAACCTCACTTTTCTCTTCCCGCTTCGCGTCGGTCATGGCTTTCTTATAGCCTTCGGTTTTCGCTCATTAGGAGTCCAAAATTTTGGCTTCGGCCATGGTGGTGTCCCGAGCAAGATTTTAACTGCGTAACGCAACTTCGCTTCGTCGCGAATACTTAGCTTTTTGAATTTGCAATTCATCTCTCCCCTTCCCCCTCCGACAGTCGCTCGACGCTCATCGACTAACCACAAATCGAAGCAGGTGGATGATTCCAAAGCCGAAACTAATTCCTGCGAACGTCATCCAAAATAGACCGAATAACAGTTCTTTCATCATTCCCCCGCCTCCCTGCGGAAGTCCGCGAGGGCTTCTCTGTAAAACCCTCTAGCATCCTCAGCGTGATCGATTGCCAACGCATACGCTTTCCCGGCCAGACCATCATGGCCGCCATTGTCTTCGAAGACGCCCAGCAATTCCCTAGATTCTTCCATTGCCAGATAGAGCTTCTCAGCCGCCTCCTCCAACCGCCTCGCCTTCTCGCGCATGGCTTTGTGGCCTTTCAGGAAACCAATCGCAAATCTGTAATTTTCCCGAATCTCGGCATAATCTGTAGGCGTTAAGTGTGCGCTAGGAATTTTGAAACTCTCGTACTCCGCCACAATCTCCTCGGCTCTCTCGCGGGTGAGGGGTTCAGTCACGTGTTCGTCTCCTAGTGGCCAATTCTTTTCTGAGCTTCACGATTTCCTCAGCGTAGCACGTCTCACACGGCGAGAAACAACGCCAACCGAACAAGAATAATTTCCACCGGCCCCATAAAGTTTTACTCAGCTCACACGAACAAACCACCTACTCCCCCTTGCCCTGGACGGGAATGGATTTCTTTTTCGCTTTCTTAATTGCCGGCACCAAATGACCAAAAACATGAAAGAGAATCCGCAAATGATCCTTCTCGTCGGGACCGCTCAGCGTTTCGAGCGGCTTTCTTATGGGCTCAAACTCACTAGGCAATCGCCATTCATTTACCTCGGAATACCATTCGGCAACAATCCGATGCAGTTCAGAATCCTTCACTTCTTTTCTCCCTTGGGGGCGGGCTTCTTTTTTTCGACGACAACGCCGTTCTCAACACGGGCAACACGCCCCATTTTAAGTATCGCTCGAGCCTCTTGGTCGCCTGACCCTGCGGGACGAAGATGAACGAATGCCCAGTCTCGGCACTCCCTTTCTGTTTTACTGATGGATGGATAGACGTAATGGCCGCCTCGAATGTCCATGTTCCACTGCCAAGCAAAACCGGTGTCCGAAGCGTAGGCCATGGGCAACAAATCCTCTTCCTTGATGAATCGCAGAACTTCTTCCATTTGTTTATTCACCCTCCGAAGCTCAGAGTTCTCCGCTAACAGCGAGTCCCTTTCTTTCGACCAGTTAGGAAACATCTTCCGCATGGATTTGTTCTCGCGCTGGAGGGCGGCGTAATCGTCGATCACAATTTTGATATCCCGAACCCAATCGAGATAACCTGAGTTTGGGCGATTCATTTCTTCGTCGGTGTAGTTCGCGAGCGAGTTGCGTACTCGCTGCAATGGCGTCGTCTCGTCTATCACCTTACGTCCTCCGGCCCCATAACCAGCATAAACACCGCCATGAATTCCAAGAGCACAAGGACCTCGGTGATGGTTATGCGCGTTTCCAAAATGAACCACAACGTGAACACTTAAACCACGACTCGGGCATTCCGGTTTCAGGTAGCCAAAGTTTTTTGTGCGCGAATCGACACCATATCGCCTTCAAAATTTCTCTCATCCCCTCTCCCCCGCTGCTTTCCGTTTTAGCTCGTAAATCTCTCCCGCCAAGTCCATGTTCCGCTTGGACAGCGCTTCCATCTCCTCTAGGTGTTTCTTCTGGCCTTCGATCATTCCTCTTTCGAGGTAATTCATTTGCCGATGGAGACACGAAACGCATTCGGGGCATAAGACCTCGTGATCGCATTGCGCGTCGTTCAAAACGGCACCGTCTCCTCTTCCCTCGGCGTGTCGTCGTTGGCGGCGCGCTCTTTGGCGTAGCTCTGTGGTTTTTCTTTGGGGATGACGGAGTCCACTAAGGATTCCTGAATCTTGGCGATCATCTCAGGATTGCTGGTAAGGAATTTCCAGTCCCCCCACCTAAGGCCAGTTACGCCGTTTGAGCGCCTTCGCTTTTTGGCGGCGATATCGGTATAAACATTCTGTGCGACAAGTTGCGGGGCCGTTGAATTCCCGTTTATCCGGTAGCGAACGATTTTCAACTCAACGCCTTTATCGGCCTCAACAGGACGGAGCATTTTTAAAAGCTCCATCTCGATATCTTTTTTGTTGTGCCCCTCGTACTCCTTCTTCCAATCTCTCATGGGTGGTAATGCTTCCCCATAAAGAACGCTTCGCTCGGCGGGATCGACCAAACGATGTCGCCGATTCTCACGGTTGGCTTGTGATTGATTTCGCGGTGGTGGTTCCAGTCCGCGATCGTGTTCTTAAGCGCGGCTCCGCATTGAGGGCATTTGCTTTTGGTCGCGGCTTGCAGCTTTGGCTTGGTTAGGGTTTGGCTCATTTCTTTATCGCTCCTTGCTTGTCGAGGAAGATTAGGTCGCACGTCTTGTAAGGATAAGTGGCGCATCCGCCGAGGAAAACGAGAAAAAAGAGCAGGACCGTGTACTTCATTGCTGCGCCCGGTAAAGGTCGATGATCTGCTTGTCCAGTTCTCGGATCTGGTTCATCAGCCGCGTTACCTCTCCCATCAGCCTTAGGTTCTCTTCGTAGATTGGAGTGAGGCAATCACAGAGATTCGAGGCCGGGCAATGCGCTTGATGGCCTTTAGCTTGATTCACTTCTAGGTTCACGATTTCCCTCCGTTCACAATTTGACTGATCTTTTCCAAGAGGCCCCGAACCTCGTCTTTGCTGGCTTCCGAGAGCCCGGTGTTTTCCAGGTGCAAGAGCGCATCCCTCAAATGCTCGTTGATCTTTCTGGTGGGCCGGCTTAGCTCGCGTTCCATGGTGGCCTCCTGTGCTGCGTTGTTCATATGA